GACGGGCTTGTTCCCTAGAGGTACATCCTAGGGCGCGGACAGTTTGTTGGTTATATCCGTAACGATGGATGGAAGGAGGATCCTCGACAACCTCTTTGTTTTCGGCGTAAAACTCGTTTGGATTTATAAAACTAACCTCTACAGCTGTAGTGCGACTTTTTCGAGCAGTACCCTCATAGTTAAAACATGGTGTAGAAACTTCACCGCCATCATCTACTTCCTGAATACAGTTAGCTTCCGAGTAAAGTCGGTATCCAGCTTTATCACTTTCCACAATCTGCTTATCGATAACCAGCGTAATAAATCCTCCAGCATAAATAAGTGAACCGTTGAAAGAAGATGCAACAGATCTTATAAGGTCAAGAGCATCTGAAGACTGATTTATATATCCGTTAAAAGTGTTTCGTCGTCCGTTGCCAACTGTGGCATCGCAATAGTCTGCTGCACGTTTAAAAGACGCAAGGTCAATATCGTTGATGCTTATACCCGGAGAAACACGGTTGGTAGGGTCTGGACCCGCAGTTGTATATTCACGCCTACCTAATCCATACCTAGGGTTAGTCAGCAGATCCAGCAATACATAAACAGGATTTTGACTCCATGCGTAGCTGACATTTAAATTGCTGTCTAAGGTAGGAACCTTAATTCCACGGAAAAGTCCCTGCACTGTAGGCATTTGGGTGAACTCTCCCGCACCAAATTTGATGCCAATCAGGGCTGCACCTGGATAGATCAGCTTTTCAGACCAAGTAACGTCGGCAGAAACGAATTGCACATCACCCTTAACCCATGTAAATGAATAGGTATTTTCCCCGCCTTTGTGCTGTTCGGGGTCAGGTATTTCACCCTTGTCGAGGCGTGTAAGTTGTACCGATATAGGTACAGGAGCCCCACTAATATTTACTTCAGGGATCACACCGTCCGGCTTGTATATTTTTTGTGACTTTAATGGTCCTCTATCTTTAACTTCTTTGTTATACAAAATATTGCCAGCACCATCAATTACTCGTAAATTCCAACGTAAATACTCCGCCCCTGCTGCAGGCAGACTTACACTGTCATGAGGCTTCGTATCATATGGTCTGTACTTAGTTGAGGGCGAGCCGCCATCGTTTGGGGAAGACTGGCGTATCTGATAGCAAGGACCCCTTAAAATCCGAATCTTTAAAGTGTCTCCATCAACCTGAGCAAAAGAACGGACGATCTGGGTGTTTGGATCGCCGGGGGCTACTTTACCAAGAGTAGAACCAACAGAAAGATGGAAGCCAGCAGATTTAACTACATCGATCTTCTTCTCTGTTTGAGTGCCATCAGTAAGTTGAATGTCCTTAACTGAACTGGCAGCAGATTGAAGACCATTGAAGTAAAGATCCTTGGTGCCATTAGGCAAACCTTCAATCTGACCTTCGGAGATAATTGAAAGCAGATATCCCTCATTGTCATCAATGTACGACGAAACAATGGGCATGTTTGTCGCTAAAAATTCTCCATATAAAAGTGGTACTGGTGTCCCCGAACTTGCGGTGGGCTTACCTCCACTAAAAACTGCGTCGTCAGCTTCAGAACCTTCTTGTTTACCCTCTGTTGGTAAACCTGGGGCGAACAACCCCGAAATACCTGTAAATATCAAGCCAAAGCCGAGCGTCATTAACGCAGTTGAAATTGACGCAGATATGGTCCCTACTGCGCCATAGGTGATAATAAATCCCGGCATTGCCAAAGCAACAAGAACAATGCCAAGGACAATTAGTCCGATGTTCCTAAAACTAAAGTTAAGAGCACCTGTGATTACAGGAACTAGAGTAAATGAACTACATCCTAGGCCCAACTCATCGTAATTTGTACTGTTGCTGCGCTCTGTCTTTACTTGAAAAAAGATTCCATGTTCATGAGCAGAGGTTAAAAACTCACGAAAGCCAGGAAGTAATTGACAGAGACTTCTAATAGCTTCATTAGGGTTACGTACGGCAAGCCTGTGCTTGCGACCAAATCTTTTCCCCGCAACGCCTTCGAGCTTAATCTCCATCATGATGTAAGTACCCTTTCAAATATTTGAAGGCCATCTTGTGCCGACCATTTTTCAATACGGTCAGACTCAATGACATATACATAAGACGTTAATTCCATATTCGCAGCTACAGCCATATCGTGTTCACTAAAACCTTTTGATCCAGTTGGATGAGAGTGAAAAATAGTCGCAGAACCTTTTTCTAAATAGTCGTCAGCACTGATCAGAAAGCTCTGTGTAGGCTCTTCCGCACGATTTGGGACTTGGACTGCCCGACCGTCTACAACAAACCCACAAACCTCTTCTGGGGCCGCCTGCTTACTTAGTCGAGCGATCCTTTGACGTAGACGTTTAGACATTAATTCTGAACAGTAGGAAATCCGCCATAGCGGAGATGCTTTTTATCCGGCGACTCATAATTTTTAAAATGAGCGCGGCAGGCTGCAAGAGTCTTTTCACAACCATCGGCTTGCCCGGCAGTAGGCACATTCACACCTTTGTATGTGCAATCAGGTCCGCGATACTCAAATGGACAGAAGTTCGAGTACAGACGGCGCCTAGGCAGACGTAATCCCTCAACATCAAATACAGATGCCAGCTCGTAAGTCACCCCTAATTTGCTTTCGTCTGTCTTGCGTTGGAAGTACCAAGTGTCAGGTGTAAAGTGGGCGCCAGGGTCATAAGTAGCCTGAGGTACACCACCGACAGAGTGTAGAAACTTGGCGTAAGTGCGGATACGGACAATTTTAAACCCGATCAGATCGTCAAAGTCACGGGACAAATCGGTCATCCCGCCATCTACATTCGCAAAACTAACCTTAGGAGTAGGCAGTTTATTACTGCCTGAAATTTCAATACTGCCGAATGCCACAGGAGTTGGCCGATAATCCCGAAGCTGGTTTGTGTCATCCACATATCTAACGACCTTACCTTCTGTTAGCTCTGGAGAGACCAGAAATAATCTCCCCGCCCATCTATCTTGAACTGAGGAGTTATCAGCATCAAGAATAAAAAGTTGTATTAGTGAGTCTTCCTTAAGTGCCATTAGTTCGCGCCTCTGGTTTCTCGTACAAGCTGGGCATTCAGCTTTCCTGGCCTGTTATACCCAGCATTGATGTCGCCTTGAAAATCTTTCCACGGTTGGTCAGCCACACCGCTGAAGAAATCTGGTGTTAATGAAGTTCCAGTAGTGTTTTGATAAGTATTTAGGGCACTTAAGTACGTTGAATACTTATTTCCTATGGCGCTGTTATAACGGCTGCCAATAAGTCTATACATATGGGCCTGGAGACCACTAAGAGAACTATTTGATTGAAAACCAATTGGAACTTCTCCAAATCCTGTGTGATATGTGATTTCAATATCTCCATCATCAGCTTGATCAACAACCGCTGTAGCTATACTCCCGACCCCGAAAAAGGAAATATCTGTATACAATAAATCGATACCTATATTACCTGCGCCAGGATTATATAGATCATAGAAATTTGGAGGATCTGCAATATCCGTAATATCTGCAAGGAAGCTTAGGGCCTGGGTTACACGGACATATTTTCTATCGATGTCGTTACCCTCAAAATCAACTGCAGCACTTGTTTCAATGGCAGGACTATTACCTGAATTAGTAAATTGTGTAAGATACTGCCAAGGCTGCTCACCCAAAAACTCATCATACTTTTTCTCGACTTCTTCTAGCTCTAGGCCGCCTAAACCTGGATAGCCATTCAATTCGTCCACACGACTTTGATAAAAAGATTGCTCTGCAGACTGAAAATCATCTAAAGCATCAGAGAGCGCCAAGTAAGCAGGATTATCAAGGTCTAATGAGCTTTTTTGTACGACATCTCTACGAGCCATCAGCCTGCGTAAGCCTCCATAAGAGTGAAGGTGAATACCTGATAAGACTTGGCATGACCAGGCATTACCTTTCTGTCATAGCTGTTGTCTTTTAGACGGTATCTACGGGGGGTTGTACTGAAAGGGGTTAACGTTGCTAAAAAGAAATCGCCTACAGCAACCTTATCTAGATTTGTACGTAGAGTATTTGCGTCGGCAGTCTCTAATGGGCGAGTAGTAACGTTGTACTCAGTCAAACGAGTCTGAATACCGTCCGCTGCAAGCTGCTCATAACCATCGCCAAAACTAAACTTACGGACACGATGTGAAACTTTTTCGCTGATCTCCATACGAAGATCAATACTAAGATTAACGTCGGCCATTGTACAGAAGCCCTCCTGCTCTGCGCTCGTCTATGATCACTCTCTTGACAGCTGAGTTGATAGCAAGTCCGAGCTTATTTGCATTATCGCCAGAAAGATCAGATTCAGCCTGACCACCTTGATCAACATTGACAGTGATACTGGTCTGTATCTGCTGCATCTTATTTTTACCCATATCAACCGGGATTGCACGGCCATTAGGAAGCGGGACAACAGCTTCGTTCATTCGACCTTCTCCAATAAGGCCCAACGTCGGACTCTTCACAACCCCACCATTCGCAAAAGCTTGGAAGCCGCCTCTCAGGACATTGCCATTGGCGTTGGGCGTAACAGGGAAGCCGAAGTTAGGTCCGAATGTGCCCATGCCACCGACGACTCCATCCACACCAGACCCCATTTGCGTAGTGTTCAAGTCAAAGCCCGGAGCAGATGGGAACAGGGCACCCAAAGCAGTCTTTAGAAGCTTGATAATGATCA